CATGGTCGTGAAAAGCCTCTGCTCCAATGTCTTCGTTTCGACAGTTCTGTGAAAGCCGAAGATCTGGCTTCAAATCCCGATATCAAGAAAGATGAACGCGACGCTTCCTATCTCCGGAATGTGATGAAACGGTCGCGCCGACTCCAACGTATCAAGGTGAAGGACTTCGTGTTCCTCTATGATCCTGAGACCCATGAAGTATTTGATAATTCGGCCTTTGGAGATAATGAGCGTCTCCTGAAACTGGGCATGATGAAAACTAACAAGATAGAATTCTTTACTTATGAATAATGGCTCATACGAGGGGAAGGAAACCTCGCACACCTCGTAAATTTCCTAAAGAACAGGTTCAGAGCGCAGGTGCTGAGACCCCTGCTGCTTCCCCTGCTCCAGCTCCAGCTCCAGCTCCTGCAGCCGTCCCCGAGATGGATTACCAGGCTATCATCAAATCCCACAAGCTCAAGCAGGTGATTGTGAATCCCAAGAGCAAGTTTGTAGTGTGTACGTACTGGTGGGGACGCGGAAACGCGAACAAGAACTACCTCCGTTTCGGCGATGAGACAACCGATCAAGCGATCAAAGACGGAAAGCGTGTGAACCATGCTTGCACGGGCGAGTTCATTGAGCAGATTAAGGAAGAAATCATTGAAGAGATTCGTGAAGAAGAGGAAGAGGAGCAGGCGATTGAAAAAGCGATTGCGGATGGGATGTTTGATGAGCCTGAAGAGTTTTATACGATATCCAAGGAGCGTCGTATCGCTATTCTCAAGAAGTATCCCCTGAAATACGACAGGAAGAAGGTTGATTCTATTCTGGCCCGTCCTGATATCCAGAAGCGGGTATCGGAGGGAATGAAGCAGAACGAGATCCGTATGAAGGCTGAGGGGAAGGTGAAGCATGAAGCCACCAAGTTTGAGGATATGATTGATACGTGGATCAATATGTGCAAATCTGTGGGATGCAACTACATTGTGGAAGAGTACCCTGAATTTGCTTTCCCTGGAAAGTATCAGTTGGCGATTAACCTCAAACCCCTCTTTATCAAGGAGGCTTTGCTTACCGCGGGGGCACAGGGTCGTGGAGTTCTCTACATTGACGGAGACATGACGATTAAGCGGTACCCTGATCTTTTTGATATGCCCTCGGTAGATTTCATGGCTCGCGGATGGAATATCGATCCCCGTGGAAGCATGAATTATCTCCGTGACGATGTATGCTTTGATCCCTATATTTTCGAAACGTCGGGAGGCACAATGTACTTTGCTCCTACTCGCCAGGCGATTCTGCTGTTGAAGCAGTGGGCTAAAGTTTCGGCTCAGCCTGATATGCAGGGTAAGGCAGATGATCGTATTCTCTCGATGGTATTTACGACGGGTCGGCAGAATGAAGCGATTTCGTCTATTCAACTACCCATTGAGTACTTGTGGCTCAATGACGCCTACGATTTCCAGAAGAAGGAGGACGTTATGCAGGACCGTATTTATATTGAGCATCCTGCGTGCTTAACCGCCGAGGAAACTGCTAGAGAACAGGGAGCATCGGCGTCTCGCGAACCCCCGAAGTATGAGGAAGTAGTCACAGATATGATTGACTGTGCCCAGCCTGGCGGAGTGTTTTACGAATATGTGTTCTTCACAGAACGTCGGTTTGTGGAATCGTTTGAGCCGTACCTGAACTATCTCCGTCGGGCCAAAACCAATAAGGGCGAGCCATTCTACAAGATTGTGGGCTTTGAAGAGCATTATGGTCGCTACAACAAGGTGGCGTACAAGAATATGGAAAAGTCCAATGCGATTGATGTGAAAACTCTTCCTGCTCCCGAAATGCTGGCCAAACTGCCGCAGAATACGACGGTCCCAATGATCATTGCGTGCTTCAAGAACGGTAATGATGTCCTGATTGGCGACTACCAGGGCGAGTATTCTGCAACCTATGATCTCATGGCTGAAAATATCGGTGACCAGCATCTTACACCGTATCAGCGGAAGATCAAGCTGGATGTTACCAAACCGATTTACATGTCGGGTCTGAACCCTGTTCTCATTCATCTCCTGATGATGTGTGAGACGCTGGAGGATATTAACCAGCATTACCACGAGAGTTTCATGTTTGCCTCTCGCATCCGTGCATGGTGGACAAAAACGGATCGGGTTTAGCCCTATTTGGGGAAGAACACAGACGCAGAATGCCCGTTCCTCCGTCCACCACATTCATGAAGACTGTTCGCGATCCTCTGGAAATCCACTTCCAGAAGAAGGCTGCCGATCTCAATATTGCTCCCCCGATCTTTGATACAAACAATACCTCCTACATTGTGATGCTAGATCTTGACGAAATGTCCCTTGCCGACAAGTACGGCTCCAGCGCCAGCAATATTCCCACCTGGATCTGGAAGCAGGTACACTACATTCTCCAGAAACTGCTGAAGGAAGGGAACATGGAATACATTGATATTACACCTTACAACTTCATCGAGAAGGATGGAGTTGTATGGTGCATTGATTACGGCCACGCCACGCCGTTTCGCGGGACTATCCGCAATTGGTTTCTGAAAGATATGTTGGAAAAGAAACTCCGTCGTTGGAACCCCGATTTCGTGTAAATATTGGATAGTATAGTTTTTTAGTTTTTTAGTTTTTTTAGTTTACTTGGCGATCACGGACTCCAGGAAATCATCGCACACCTTGGACCACGGACGAGAACGGGCAAGGGCCACGCACGCCTCTGACGTCTCCTTACCGCACATCGCCAGTGCCTTCTCCATGCCCTCGGCAACCGAGTCTGCCGTGGTGGTGTACTCTGTGAGACCCACACCCGCCGTCATCTGGAGATATGAGTACGAGGTCGTAGGGAGCTGTACGCTCGTCTTGTCGTTCATGAAGGCCTTGTAGCAGTCCAGGGCTAGAACTACCTGGGGAGCACCCGTAGCCATGTGCTCCAGCTGGCACAGACCAAAACCCTCACCCGCCGACGTGTTAATACCCACATCCGCCACATTGTAGAGCTGGTTGATCGCGTCATCGTTGAAGTACGCCTGAGGAGCCGTCGTATCAATGATAGTCACACGAGTACCGTACTTCAGGTTGTCCAGACCCAGCAGCTCCAGCTCATTGAGGTAGATCTGGAGAGGCTGGTAGTACGCACCGCCCTCGGGCTTCACACCCGTCACCAAGACGAGGTGAAGAGGTTGGTCGGGGAGCTTCTTGATGAGACGTGCAAACGCCATGATCGTAAGATCTAGACGCTTACGCTGGGAGTTGCGGTTCATGTTGAGGAACACCTTGTCGCCCGACTTGAGATTCAGGTTCTTACGAATGCCCGCACGTTCGCCGTCCGATAGAGGCTTGAACACCAGTGAATCAATACCGTGCTCCAGAACATCGATCTTGATATTGGGCGTCGTCAGGCGGGTCATGAGGTACTTCTTCCACTCCTCCGTGAAGCAGAGGATACGGTCAGAGGCATTCTCAATGTTACGGAGCAGACCCATATCCGCACCCTTGTACACCTGGTCAAGGTAGACCCAGAGCTTCCACGACTTCGGGACATCCTTCACTTGCTGGATGAACTGGTTGATCACGATGGGGTCGTTATAAATCATGATGATGTCGGGGTTCACCGTGTCCACATACTCCTTGAACTTGTTAAAGCCAAACCCCTGCTCCTTCGGGTCCTCGTTGGCTGCGGCATCATACTGGATAATGCCCGAGAGAGGACGGGCGGGCGTCGGAAGACGAGCGGGCGTACGCTGGAACCCGAAGTGAAAGATCTTGATCAGCGGCTGCAGCGTTCCCAGCTGCTTGAGAAGGTTGTATGATACCTTCGAATAGCCCGTAACCTGCTCAGTGTGCGTGGAAACCAGGAGGAAGCGAACAGGAGCCATTTGTATGTATCATTTTCTAACCTGTAAATATAATAGCATGTCTTCGTATTACTCATCTGTTTCACTGGAAGGCGGTCCTAAATTCCTGAGTCAGCAGGTACAGTTCAAAAGTGCGTCGGAAGTCACCGAGATGAAGAAACGTGCGGCAGTGAACCAGTATTACCGGAATTATCCTCAGTCGCAGAAGGCGGCGTATGCGAGTACGTATACAACGTTTGCAGCGGGTGCAAACTACAATGTACAGAAGGGAGCACGCGGAGTCTCGTGGAGCCCTACATGCTGCACAAACACCAACGGATTTGTCCAGGCCAATAACTCTACCATCTTCCCCAGTGGCGAGAAGAAGACGCCTAACATGAATGTGGCAAGGAATGCTGTGATCAACAACCCTCAGTAATCAGTAAAAGGCCACACCGGGAGCCTCAGAGCTCTCTTTCATCTTAGGAATCTTGGTGTACTGCGAGAACCGGTCCATGAATGGAACCGGTGGAATCGGGTATAGTTCCGTAATTGAATTACTCTTGGTCATTGCCCGTGCTATCACCTTACGTGTCTGTGCCCCAATCCAGTCGTACCCGAAGCGAACGCTCATGTACGAGTGAATGAGAACAGCAATCACCAAAATTCCAATAAGGATATACGGAAGGTTCTTATACATTATTCATACTGTATAACATAATATAGCACGGCATGCCAGGCGGCCTTGTTCAACTGACTGGGTTCGGTGCCCAGAACGTATTTTTGAACGGCAATCCATCTATGACCTATTTTACGAAGATGTACAAGCGTCACACGAACTTTGCGATGGAACACTTTCAGCTCCCTCCAATGAACGTGACCGACACAAATCTTCCCATTGCCGGAAATAAGACGTTTCGCTTCAAGGTTCCTCGGTACGCTGATCTTCTCCATGACTGCTATCTCTGCGTCGACATTCCTGATATTTGGTCACCGTTGGTCAACATTCAGGCTACGAATAATATCGCAAAAGAGTTTCAGTTTCAGTGGATTCGTAATCTGGGCTACAATATGATTCAGCAGGCTACAGTTACTCTGAACGGTAGTCCTATCGTCACCATGACGGGAGAGTGGATGAAAATCGCAAGTTATCTCAAGCACGACGCCACCAAGCGGGCAATTCTTGATAAGATGGTTGGAAATACTCCAGATATGTACGATCCGGCCAACAAGCCAGGTCTTTTTAACCAGTATCCCAACGCTATTAACACAGATGGCGTGAACCCCCCAGCACCCTCTATTGCGGGACGTCAACTGAATATCCCCCTACCCTTCTGGTTCTGCGAAGAAATTGGTCAGTCCCTCCCGCTTGTCTCACTCGTACAGACAGAAGTGGAGATTCAAATTACCTTCAATAATATCTACAATCTGTTCACGATGATAAATCTGAATTACACCCAGCCGAACGATCCTACGTATCTTACACGAATCGTTGGAAACCCGGCTGATCCTTTCCGCGGAATACAGAATTTTCTTTCGTATCCGGATCTCCAGGGAAATCCAACCAATCAGGCACTCCAGAACTGGAACTTTAATCCGTACATTGAGGCGAATTATATTTTCCTAACAGATACAGAGCGTGCTCACATCGCAGCATACGAAAAGTCCTTTCTAGTCACACAGGTCCGGTATATCCGCAACGATAAGCAGTACGGATACAACGATGTTCCCATTCCAATGTACAATCTGTGCACACGTATTGTCTCGCTCTTCCAACGAGAAGACCGCATTCTTCTGAATGACTGGGACAATTACACAAATTGGGATACCATCTACTACCCGCCAGTCAATCCGTCTGTGCTCCCAGCCAATCTGTATTCTCCTCTCCCACCTACCCAATTTTACTCGTCGGGCATTCAGCTATTAAATAACATGATTGCCCAGGATATTCTGCAAGAAGGTACAGTTGTTCTAGACGGAACAGAGCGTCTAAACACCAAGAACGTTAACTTTTTCCGTCTAATTCAGAACTACAAGTTTTCCAGCGGAGATACATCTATGCTTCCAGGAATCAATCTTTACTCGTTTGCTCTAGATCCCAATACAATCACCCAGCCGTCGGGAACGGTGAATGGGTCAATGTTTAATCGTACAAATCTTCAGTATACCCTACTTGTCCCACCAACAGTTACAAGTACGATTGATTCTTCCGGAAATGTTGTTCCCGTGTCCAGCCCAGCTCCGGTATGTATCGTCAAGGAAACGGCATTTAACACTGTTCCTACCCTAGTTCCGATAGGAGCCACAGTATCTCCTGGTCCAGGCATTCCTCCTCTCTTACAGGCGGGACAGACGCTCACAATTGTCCCACCAAGCACACAGTTCAATGTCCAGTACGGAGCTTACTCTGCAACAATTTACGTTGAATCCTACAACTTCCTGAAGGTTACAAATGGACAGGGTAATCTCGTGTTCTCTACATAATAATAGGCAAATGAACACCGATGATCCTGTTGCCGATGTTGCTCCAGAGCAGACTGCATCGCCTGCAAACACTCCGACGGTCTCTTCAGCCAGCGGATATTTAGGGTACACTCTCCTTCTTATCCTGCTCCTCGTATTTTCCCGTGGAGGATGGTATGCGATGGAAACAACCGTCTTTGATACCTTTCCAATCATCAAACCGTACTCGTCCCTTTTCCTCCTCGTATGGTTTATTCCCATTCTAGGGTTGCTCACATCCATTGTTGTTCCATCGGCGGGCGGAATAGCCGGTTGGGCAATTGCGACCGCGGTGTTTGCAGCGATTCCAATGACGATTTCGTTCTATTACATCCTTTTATTCGGGTTCCCTCCAGCGACCCAGGAGTACGTCCGCGGAATTTTCAAGACAACGGCGTAGAATCCTCTACTACCTCTTTCTTCAGAAGTGGGTTCGACGATTCCAGAGTTAAGAGTTCATCCATCGCCTGCTTCGGATCCTCAAAATTACGGAATAGAATCTGGTTCACTTCGGCCGGACTCCACTTCTCATCTAGTTCAGAATGAGACCATAGCTCGTGATCTACATCCTTGATATCATAAAATCCCTCAATCATCTCACGGAGAACTGTGCGAGAACATTTCTTGAAATGAATGATCATATCAATACGGCCCGGGCGAATCAGGGCACGATCAAACCGCTCAGGGAAATTTGAGGTAAAGACCAAGATGCGACCACTGGACTCTAGGGTTCCATCTAGGAGATTCAAGAGAAACGAGAGATCAATTGGGTCCTTGATAATATCATCGTCCATCTCAGGCATAAAGGGGTCCTTAGGAGCTGCTGCAGGTTCGGGACGCTTCCACTCACGTTTCAGGAGAACATCGCCCATCGCATCGGCATCCTCAATAATATACAGACGCTCGGAAATAGGGATTGTATACTTCTCCAGAACGGTGCCGTTAAACACGTGAATATCGTCGCTGAAAAAGAGATGACGAAGCTGGGTCTTTGTCTTGATTTCCGACAGCTGGATATTGATCGGATGCCGGTGGGCAACGTTCGCAATGGCCTTGATTTCCGAGGTCTTGCCCGTTCCAGGGTCTCCGTGAAACAGGAATCCCAAAGTATACGGAATTCCCTTCTTCTCGTACCATGATCGCTTTTCCAGAAAAAAGTTCACACGTTTCTTAACGATCGGCTGCTCTTCAAAATACACATTCTCAAAGGTCCGCGTCGTGGAAAACTTGTGCTTCGTATACACCAGGAAATTCTGGGGAAGGGGGTTCTGATTTGAACGCTTCTTCTTTCCTTCCACAATCTGGTCAAAGAAATACAGGTCGTTTCCAAGTTTGTTCAGCATCCGACGCTCGTAATCCTGATTGCAGGAATCCACAAACT